CATCCGCGTGTAGTTGTCGCCATTGCTGGCGGCGTTGGAGGAGGAGTTGTGGCCGCAGCGCACGCCCCAATAGCTGCCGCCGGGCTGCGGGTTGCTGATCACGTCGATGCCGTTCTGGAACAGCAGTTGCAGATCGGCGGTGGCATAGGTGCTGGACTGGCCCGAGGCGACCGATCCGCTCTTCTGACTGCCGGTGATGCTGTATAGCTGCTTGTTGAGGCTCGACTGTTCGGGCGAGAGGTTGACCAGGCGCCCGGCGGCGAAGCCTTGCGGCGAGACGAGGCGCGTGAAGGCATTCGTCTGATCGTACCAATAGATCCAATCGCCGAACATGAGCTTCGCGGCGTAGCTGTCGAGCCCTGCGGCCGCCTTGGTGGCGACAGCATTCTCGACAGTGTCGCCGGAGGGGCCGGTCAGGATCATGTAGACGCCTTCGGAGAGGCCGAAATCCGCCTGCGTGGTGTATTGCGTGGTATCGATCGAGTCGGCGAGGAGGGCGACCGAGCAGCCTTGCCCGCGCAGCGCATACATGCCGGTGCGCGGCACGGAATCGCTGCCGACCAGCATCGCGGAGGTGACGTTAGTCGCGCCATCCGTGCCCGGCGTGCCGGAGGAGAAGCTGAAGGTACCGGCCACGGGTGCGGCGGTGCCGCCGGCATAGGTTGCCTTCACTGTCTGGGAGGCGCCGCGCAGAGGGCCCGTGCCCGTGTTGATGGCGGCGACCATCGCCTCCCAAAGGGCCGCGGCGGTGCCAGTGATATTGTCGTATACTTCGGGGGTGTTCCCAGGCAGCGTCACGGTGATACGCCAACTATTGGCTTGGGAACCAGCCGACAGCGTGATGCTGATACCGTTGCCGTAGCTGCCGGTATAGAGTGCTTTGAGCGTGATCGCGCTTTGAACGGTGAGCACGGCGGCGGTATCGCTGCCATCCGTCACCCGCACGCAGCGGAAGTTCTGCGCGCCCTGCTGCACGGAGGTCGCGACCTGGGTGCCCATGTCATAGAGCCGGGGCATCACCGGGCCAAAGCTCGAAGAATATTGGGCCATGGATCCGACAACGACGGGCTGGCCAACGGGGCCCCAGCTCGCACTGCCGACAACGCCCAGAATATCGGTTGGCACGCCGTTGAGCAGCAGCGTCTGCGGCGGCACGATCTGCACGTAAAGGTCGGGCACCACCAGCGCCGTGGTGTTGATAGAGCCCTGTTGAACGATGGGCATTGGGTTTCCTTGGAGTTAGCCGAGAAGGGGCGAGAGAGTTCCGGCGGGCGAGGACAAGGTTCCCGTGCCGAACACCATCGCCGGCTGCGCGGCGGTGAGGGTGGTGGCGTAGTCGGCGGCGTAGATGAGATCGCGGCGGTAGAGGCTCGCGTTCTCGCTCTGGTCGATCGTGGCGCCTCCGGCCAGCGTGATGCGGGCAGAGGTGCCGTCGGCAAGGGCCAGGAACGAAGTGCTCGCGATAGCGGCGTCGATCGTGGAAGCGACCTGGTCGCGCAGGAGGGGACCCGGGCACCAGCAGCTGACGCGAAAACTCTGCCTCTGGCGCCGGGTCTCCTGGTAGGCACTCTGCGCCTGCTCGACGCGGGCGAAGAGCTTGGAGGCGCTGGGGATCGTCACCGTGGCGCCGGAATATTGTATCAGCAGGCCGGCCGCAATGAGCTGGGTGGCCAGTGCCGCAGCCACGAATGCGGTCGTATCTCCCGCCTGTACAAGATAGACATAAGTTGTCCCGTCAACGGCAAGTCCCGCCATCTGTCCGGCGGCGGTGGTGCCCCCGAAGGTCACGAGGTTGGAAGCCACGGAGACGGTCAGGGTCGGCTGGGTCGCTGTCGTCACATTCCAGTTGGTCGGGTAGCGTGTGGTGTTACGCGGCTCGCCGGTCGGAAAGACGCTGACATTGACAATACCCTCCGCGATATCGGCATGCAGAGCGGCGCTGACGGGCCAACCGCGATAAATGCGCACGGTGACTGCATTTCCGGCGCACCCGATGACAGAGGCCGTCGTGGGACCGTTGGGATAGAGCGTGGCGGTGATCGCTGCGACGAGCGCGTTCTCCACGTCGGATTGATCGGCCATCAGGTGATCGCCTGTGTCGTGGTCAACCGCCAACCAAGCTCTGTCCGCTCGACCGCGCTGATCACAGCGCGAGTGCCCGTCTCGTCAGTCATCAGATCGTCCTGCCGAAGTTCGACAGCTTTAGGGCCCTGCAGAGCCGGGAGGCGCACGATCCAACTCGCCGGTCCGGGCTCACCGGGCAATGCGCCCGCGCTACGGCCACCCGCGCTGGCCATCAGCACGCTTGCCGGCCAACCATCGAGGAGGAGGGTCTCTTCGCGTTGCTGGACGCCGCCATAGCCGTTGCTGCCGGGCTTCCTTGCGCCATCGGCGCGGGCGAAGCTTACGACACGGTTGGTGAGCACGCAGACCGTAGGCAGCAGCAGCGGCTGGGCGGCGATGAAGAATATGCCGCCCGGCCCGCGAAGATAGTCGCCTGGCCGGGTGTAGGCGGTGTCGTGCACCGCGAACCAAAGCGGCTGGTCGTAGCGAGCGCTGCGGTTCCAATCCTTATCCTCGGAATGGAACGCCGCGTTGAGGCACAGCAGGCGATTGGCGGGTGACAACGGCTCGATGGCGTCGCGCGGACGGAACGCCTCGTATAGCTCGCCGAGGTGCAGGGCTGCTTGGCCCATGCCGCGTGCGACGCGATCGTTCAGGCGTGCGGCGTCCATCAAACCACCAGCGTTATGCCAGGATCGGCGAAGGCGGGCCCCGGCGGGATGCCCAGAAAATTGCATAGCCGGCGACGCCATTCGTCGAGGAGCGCGAAGCGATCGCGCACCTCGTCCTGATTGCGGCTCCACACGGCGGCTTGGTCGGTGTCGAGGTTCTGGCCGGCTTGCGGCACGGCAATCTCCAGGCCGCGCAGCGTGCCAAGATAAGTCCGGCAGACCGCCTCTTCCGCACAGGAGAGGTTGTTCATCCGGTATTCCAGCAGCCCATAGGCCTGGAAGAAGCGCCAGCCCTGGAAGCCCCAGGGCCCAGCCCCATACGCCGGATAGCCGCAGAAGCGCCGGATATCCGTCTTCTCAGCATCACTAAAGCCCGTGGGATTTGTCATCAGTAGAACGAGCCCGAACCGCGGGTCAGAAACACCGTCCCGGTGCCGCTACTGAGGATGACAGCGGCGGCGCTGATGGTGGCACCAATGCCGAGCAGCACCTGGCTGCCTGCTGGCACAGGCAGTTCGGCGGTCGTGGCCGTCAGCACCTTGCTGGCACCCAAGGACAGGAAGGCCGTGCTGTTGCTGCCGTTATAGATGAGCAGGGACGGGCCAGTGCCGACCAGCACCACGGCCGTGCTCGTGGTGCTGGCCGCAACGCTGACGGTCGCTTCAGGGCTGAAGGCGGCGATGCTGCCGCTGGCCATGACAGTTACCCCGCATGCTCGACCATCACCGCGCGCTTGAAGGCGGCATTGGTCGCGGTGGGGATCGTGAGCGGCGTCGTTGTCGTGTCGGAGGGCGCACAGAAGCCGCCGATCCAATACCAGCTCTGCGCAATGATTTGCTGCAGCCGGTCGATCGGCTCGCGTGTCACCATGGCGACCCCGTCGACGATGGTCACGATCGAGTCCGCCGGAGCCACGTCATCGGCGCCGATCCCGGCAAAGTCGCCCTCGATGAGCGCGCCCTGGCCGCAGATGATGGGACGACGAATGTAGAGGCCGGAGATTGTCGGGTGCGCCTGAACGAAGGCCTCGGTCGTCGGGATGAAGCGCAGGCCGAGGAAGTCATTGACCATACCGTCATGGAAAACGACGTTGCTCGAGGTGGCACCTGTAAACAGAATCTTGAAGTCAGGGTCAGCGAAGAGCTGACGGGCCGAGACAGGGTCAAGGTAGCAGTTGTAGACGCCGTCGATCTCCGGCACGGCATTCTTTCGCAGTGTCGCGACCGCATCAAGCAGGTTGCCCATGGCGAGGGTGTCGGTCGCCTGGATGAGAGCGGTGTTGCCCCGGCCTGCCGGCCGCAGGATCGAACTCGCTGTTGCCGCCACGACGGAGTTGTACTCGGTGCCGTCCGCGACGGTCACGTTGCTGCTGAAGGTCAGCGTGCCGGACAAGCCATTCGGTGCGGTGGAGGTGCTGGTGGCATCTGCGGTTGCGCCGATAAGCGTATAGGTATCCGATCCGACTGTCACGGATAGCGGATTGCTGGACGAGACGGCAGATTGAACGCCGTTGACGAAAACATTCTGGAACCCACGGATGTCGTCCACCTGCAGGCTGGGCCCGGCGGTGGTGAGTGTCACGGATACGCGCGTATTGCCACCGAAATAAGCGTTGAACAGGGCGTTGCGCGCCAGCTCATCCAGGCTCCGGGCCGCCTGCTCGCCGTTGGTATAGGCGTTCTGCAGGAACTGGCTCGCGATACCCACGCGGCTCGTCACCATGTTCAGGTCTGCCGTCGCCGCGTAGAAGTTCAGCGTCAGCGTATACTGTTCAACGCCCCAGCTCGTCGACGTGAGTCCGTTGTCGAGGTTGGTGTTGAGCGCCGGCGCCAGCGGTGTCGTCACGCTTGGCTTGAGGCCCGCGCGGGTCTTGGTGAGTGTCTCACCGATACCGACGGCGATTTCCTCGCGGTCAGCCACGGCACGGTAGCCGAGGCGGGAGCGCAGTGCTTGCTGGAACTCGCGCTCCAAGAAGCCCTGCTGGATGATCGGCTGCAAGGCCGCTGGAAAGTTTTGGATGCCCATCGCGATCCTCTTGAGGGGTTAGGGTTTAGGTGCGGGTGTCAGACGCGGCGCACGAGGGCGGCGCGGGCGGCGCGGTATTCTTCCGGCGTCATGTCTTTGGCCAGCTTGGCGCGCGGCGGCTGAGAGGGTGGCGGTACGGCCGTGGTCGTGCTGGAGGCGCCGCCGAACAGCCACGGCTTTGCCCGACGAAAGCGCTCCATCACTGTCGCGGCACCGGTCACCTCGCCGCGCTCACCGACGGTGACCGCGGACGTATCGAGAAGCTTCAGTCCATCGAGATCGATCATGCCGGCGCGGACGGCTTCGGCCTTCAGTTCCGACATCACGAGATTGGTGCGCGCCTGTTCCGACAGGCTTCGGACCTGCTGCTCCAATTCCGCGGCGCGGGCGCGGAGCGAATCCAAGGTCTCGGGGTCGGCATCGGGCGTATCAGCATTTGTCATTCGGGTGCTCCTTTGCGATCCGGGCAAGTTCCGCCGCCACATCCTCGATGCCATATTCATCGGCGATCGCGCGGATGGCGGTTTCGCGGCTGATCTGTCCGGCTTGGGCCAGCGTAGAGAGTGTTTGGGCCTCGGCGAGTTGGTCGGCCGCACTCGGCGGATACCAGCGCGGCCAGTCGAGCGAGAGGCGAGTCCCAGGCGCCATCTTCAGCGCGGGCCGGCCGAGTACAGTGATCGGATAGCGTTCGGCGGCGGCCATAATCATCCGCACCAGCGCCAGCAGGCCATTCTCGCCGTACGATATGCGCAAGTTGTCAGCCAGCCAGATGAGGCCTTGGTTCATCAACTCTAGCGCGCGGCCGGATTGAGCGGCGGCGATCCGGTCGGCGGAGGAGCGGTTGCCGTGCACGCTCTCCAGCGCGAACTCCCGCAGCACACGCACATAGTCGATGACGGCGTTGGCCGCGGTGCCGCCGATCTCCAGCAGTCGCGCATCGCCATCTTTGCTGACGACAAGTGCATTGCCCGCGCCCTTGATGATCTCGCGGTCAGTGGTTGCCGGCTCTTTGATGAGAAGCGTGGGGTCGGAGCTGTAGGTGAGGCCGCGACCGGCCTGCGATAGTTGATAATCGATTTCGATGCTGGTCTCGACGGCGGCACGAAAGGTGCAGCCGCCGTCGATACCGTCACCACCAGGCAGGTTGCGGATCCAGACGATCGGCACGAAGCCGAGGCCGTGGCGCACCGTGCGGGCAGCATCGATCTCGGGACCGTCAATCGGCGTGCTGCCGACGGGCCAGGGCAGAAACCATGTTTCGGTCTCGGCGTCCCAGCGGCGCATGAACCAGTAGTCAGCGGCCGGCTCGGCGATCTGATAGCCCTGGGCGACGAGCAGCGTACCGCGAACCTTGTATTGTTCGGTGACAGTCGCCAGCATGTCGGGCGCATCGGCGCGCCAGACCGGGGTCAGGAACAGGCTGTCAAGCACGGAGACGTAGACGCGGCCTTTAAGAATACGCAGCAGAAGGGCGACGGAGCCCACCGATCCGCGGAGTGCCGCGTCGATCATCACGGCGTTAAGACCGGCATCGCGCACAAGATCGGCGAGGAAGTTACGGAGAGGAAGATCGGCACAGATGATGGCCGGGAAATGACCTTCGCTGAACAGGAGAGCGACGCTGTCTTCCACCACGGTGCGGCAGAGGGCGTAGCGGATTGAAGGGCGGCGCTGGCGAATCGGGATGTATTCACCGCCGGCACCGCGCTCCTCGTGGAACTGGTAAGGCAGAACATCATACACCGTGCCAGCGAGCACGCGGCGCAACACGTCGAGTGTCGCGACGCGGGGTGGATAGTCCGGGTCGCGCGAAATCAGCGCGCAGATCGCGTCGAACATCGAATGATTTCCAGGAAAAGCGCGATGAGGACGCGCGTCTGTGGGGTCAGCGGGTCGAGGCTGGTCGCGGCCTCGGTCTCAGCGGCTGAGCAGCGGCACATGCAGTCGCCGGGCGGGCGCCGCGGGCGCTCCCAGCGTCATGAAGGCCCGCGACAGCGCATCCACCTGGTCGTCCTTGCGGCCGTGCGGAAAATCCCGCAACTCTTCCAGAAAGGCTCGGTTCCAGGGGGCCCGCACGAGGGTCATGTTGCCTGCTTCAATCTGGGCTGCCACGGGTCCTGCACGTGTGAGTTTGGCGCCCGTCTCGGGCGAGCACCTAACCGTAAAGCCGGCGAGCCTGCGGGTCAGATACGCCGCCTGCGCCTGACCGGCCTGGCCGGGGTCTTGCGGCAAACAGACCAATACTCCGGGACCGTCGCGCTCTGCGGTCGCCAGGATCGCGGCCTCGACTTCGCCCGGTGTGCCGCGAAGACGCTGGATGTCGGTGACGACGAAACGATGGTCCGCGTCGCGCTCCAGGCGTAGTCCCGCGGTCCAGTCAGGGTCTTTCCCGGGCGCGGGGAGTGCCGACGCCAAGTCCCAGGCGCGCACGGCCACGGTTCCCGTGGGAGCCATCTCGCAAACGGCGACCCGCTCCGGCATGAACAGCCCACCAGATGGCGGCCGTGGGTCTTGCTGAAACAAGGCCGCAAAGGCACGTTCGCCCATGGCCACACGCTTGCGGGAGAGCGCTGCAGCATCTTCCCAGTCCGGCCATAGCGCCTCACCCTCGGCCCGGCCCATCGGATCGGGCGGGACCGCCAGCGCCGGTAGCCGCAATACGGTCCAGCCGGCCTCCATTTCCAGGATGCGACCACCGAGATCATCCTGGTGCCACCGGGTCATCACCAGCACGACCCGGCCGCGCGGCTTCAGCCGGGGCAGCAGATCAGTCCGATACCACTCCCATGCGTGCTCACGGCACATCGGCGAATCCGCCTCTGCCCAAGATTTCACAGGGTCGTCGATGATCGCGAGGTCGGCCCTGCGGCCGGTGATCGGCCCGCGGATGCCCGCGCCAAAATACTCTCCGCCCTTGTTCGTGCGCCAGCGATTGGCGGCACGCTCGTCCGTCGCGAGCCGGTAGTCGAGGACAGCGCTGTATTCCTGCACCAAGGCGCGGGTGCGTCGGCCGAAATGGCTCGCCAGGCTATCCGTATGGCAGGCCATGATCAGTGCGGCCTTTTGGTGGCGGCCGAGATACCAAGCCGGAAAAAGAACAGAGACATAGGTTGATTTGGCCGAGCCCGGCGGCATCAACACCATCAGCCGGTCGGTCTCTCCGCGGCTCACCGTATCGAGCGCCGCCATGAGCTTCCGATGATGGGGGGCAGGCGTCTGCTCGAGTTGACCGAGCACCAACTCCGCCCATTCGACAAGGCCCAGATCCATGAGCGGGCTGGAACCTCTTCAACGCAAATTGTCAAAATGGGGTGAGTTCTTTTTTAAGAAAGAACTAAAACTTTAGGTCTCGCGCCGGGGCGTGTCAGACACATCCAGGCATCATATAAATTTATATAGGAAAATCTGGGGCGTTTGTCCACAAAAATGTTGTCATTCGACAATAAAATATTAAGCGGCTGCAATTTCCTCATCGATGTTAAACCGGCTCATATACCCGGCGAAGAAACGGCGCTCACGCTCTGCGTCCAGCCCGTGATCGGCGAAGTGATAGATATTTCGGGCGTAGCCGCCGCGTTTCTCGCGACGCACTTCGGCGGTGATGTCCCGCACCGCGTCGTCGCGCAAGGTCATTCCGAAATGGGTGTATAGACGTGCGATGGTCCCGAGCGGATCCTCGGTCAGCTCCCGATAGTGGATATGGCAGAGGGCCCCGCTACCTTCACTGGAACTCGCGGCCCGCATCATGGCCTCCACACCCTGGTGCCATCGACTCGTCACTTGCGCGCCGATCTCCGCGCGGTCCTGGCGCTGCGTGAAGGGCTGGCGCAGGATCTCCGTAAGTTTCGCCACCGAAGGCAGCACCTTCAGCGGGTCGCGATGTACGAAGACGATCCGGGCGTCGGGGTAAATTGTCCGCAAGGCGTCGAGAGCGAAGACGTGGTCCGGGCATTTAAGCACCCACTGCACTTGGTCGGGTTCGTCTTTCGACTGGTGCTGCAGATGCTGCAGGAAGCGCTTGTGAAAGCGATAGGCGAGCGTGTGGCCATGGGCATCCTGCCAGGCCAGATAGCTCGGGATGCGGAACGTCGTGTCGAAGCGAAGGGACTGAAACACCTGCGCGGTAATTTCCGTGCATTCCTGGGGCATACGTGCAGTCAGCGGATGCACGTCGCGGAAGCCCGGTGCCATTCGGGCGAAGGTGCGCAGTTCGCGCTCGGTCTGCTCCACCCGCCGGTCGCGCCCATGGATCGGGGCGTAAGGGGCCATCGTCTGCCAGCAACTCGGGCTCCGCATTGTCGGGTCGCAATCCAGCAGACGGTGCAAGAAGGTGGTGCCGCTCCGCGGGAGGCCGGTGATAATCAACGGCTGGCGGATCGGGGTGTCGCAGATACCCGGCCTCCGCTCCTCCTCCTGGCGCAGCCGCAGCAGGTTGCGCAAGCAGCGGATCACGTCCCATCGGACGGCCATGCGGCCCACCAGAGAGAGGCTTGCCTCCGCTTCCAACGCGGAGAGCAGGATAAGCAAACCTTCGATGAACTGGTCGGGGCCAAAATCGCCGCCGAAGGCCCCGGCGTCCTGACCCGCCAGAGCCTCCGCGATGAGCGCCTCAGCTTCGAGAGGCCGCCTGCCCAGGCCTGTCACACGGGACACCCGGTCGGCCAGCTTCAGAGCGGAGGTGACGATGGTCACGACGGAGCATTTTCCTCAGATAGCCCAGCGCTGCTAACGGAGTGGTCGAATCCGGTCAAGCGATCCGAGGCACCGGCGCGGACGACAGGCGAAATCCTGGCCAGGCTCTGCATCCGCTCGGCTCCGGCAGCCTTCTCCTCAGCGGCGATCCGGCGCAGCGCGAAGATGATTATCCGTATGCCTTCCGCGTGCCAACGCTGGACCGCCTTGTGGTCCGCACCCAAAAGCTCAGCCAAGCGCCGCCAGGAATAAAGGTGCCGCCCGCTGATCGGGTGAACCAGCGCGCGGCAGCCGATGATGCGGCGCAGCACGTAGCGGTCCTGGGGGATCAGGACAAGGTAGCCCAGGACCTTGTCCATGCGGCTGATCCGGCTGGCGGAGGGCATAGGAGGCCGCACCTCGGCCGCCGACCAGCCGTAGGCTTCGGCTGCTTCCCTTAGTATAGGCAGCGCCGAGGTCCGCAGGGCAGGCGAGAAGCCCGTCATCGGGAGGGACAGCAGGGTGCTGCCGGCCTCCTCCAAACAGGCGATCAGCCCTTCGTATTCGGGCGGCAGCTCCCTGACCTGCCGCGTGCGGCCGGTTCTGGCGCTGGCCCTTGTAGATCGTGCCGGCCCCGTTTGCGGAGACGTCATGCCGATATCCTTTTGGTTAGGGGGCAGGGGATCAGCCTGTTAGAGAGAATCGGCATAGGCTGATCCCTCCAAAATAGTGCCGCGTGTTAGCAGCCCCCAGCTCAAAGGATGGCCGGGAGGCAAGGCGAGACGGTCGTCACCAGGCGGGCACTTGTCTGAAACCGGGCTAGTCAGCTCAGCCAGCTCGTAATTGGGGCTTGAGAAGACGAGGCTGTGTCCGCTACCGTCCATTCGTTTGCTGCAACGGACATCAATCGACAT